GCCTACCCGGTAACGCTTACCGTTGATTGTCAACCTAGTCTTGTTTTCCAATTGTCTATCTTGACTCATTGTTTTTTTCCTCATTAGTGTGTCTGGCTCCAGTCGGTTCCGATTTGGTATTCACCTGCAAGAGGGCAGTTGAGTTTGAAGTAGTTTCCTGCCGCTTCAATGCAAGCAGTTGAGAGCCTGCCAAACCGTACTGCGTCCTTTTCTGCGACCTCCGTCTGGATTTCATCGTGTATGTTCCCTATAAACTTATAATCAATTTTATGAATGGTTGCGTACTCGTCCAGCAAACACAGTGCTTTCTTCATGACGATTGCGCCTGCGCTTTGTAGGAGAGTATTTAGTGCCGCGTGTTCTGACCGTACAGCGACCCTGCGTCCATCCAATCCAAGAACATAACCTCTTCCAGCAGCCACTCCAACTCGTTCTCGTAGTGTTCTAAGAGCAGGCGTATTTCGTAGGAACTTTTCCTTAAGTCGTTTACCATCTCTTGAACTTCCTCCGACGATGCTTCCGATTTTCGCATCTCCTGCGCCGTAAAGGAAAGCGTAGATAAAAGTCTTTGCTTGATTTCTAGTTTCAAGGCCAGCAGCCAGCTGGTTTGCCGTGTGAATATCTCCCGTGAGAATTTCATTTGTATATGCCTCATCGTTCATGTAGTGTGCAAGCATACGTAACTCCAAACCGCTTGCGTCCATACCTACTAGCTTGTAGCCTGTAGGAACTGTCCAAACCTCTCTGCACTGTTTACCGTAGGGTGCATTACCTGCCGGTACTTGAGCAACATTGGGGCTTGAGTGTGTCATACGTCCTGTTACTGCGCCGTTGGCGTTGACATAACCATGCACTCTACCATCATCTCGAACCGCGTCCAACCAGCTTTGTATCTGCGCAATGCGCTTCTGTACCATAAGGTACTCACCAATAAGCTCCGCTTCCGGTATACCCTTCACCTTGTTAAGAACGCTCTCATCAACGATTGGCTGTCCTTTCTCTGTGAAGGTCTCTGGTTTCCATCCGAAGTATTGTAGGTAACGACCTATCTGTTGTCGTGAGCCTAAGTTAAACTCTGGATAATCCAGTCTGCTAAACGGTGCTACTGCTGTCGTCCACTGTTCCCCTAAGAACTTCAAGCCCACTACTGAGTGGCTTCCGTCCTTCTTAACCTTTGGTGTTATCTCCTTAATGAATGTTGGTAGTGGTTTAAACTTCTCGTGTACCCTGTCCTCTAGGTCAAACTTCTTCTCCTTCAACTCAGCCAAAAGTACAAACGCTTTCTCTTGGTCTACCAACCAGCCGCTTTTAATTTGCTGGCTAATAATCCCTTGTACTTGACCTTCAAGCATAAGGCTCTTATCTCCAAAGCCAACAAGTTGTTGAAGTAGTCTCTGGTACACAAGTTCATTAACTCTAACGTCTTGCTTACAATACTCCACCATATCCTGAGAAAAATTGTCCCAATCATAGTGTTCTCCTTTCGGTTGGTTTAATAACTGACCCCAGTTCTCCAATGAATGACCGCCTTGACGTGATGGCTCTGCCAGTCTGGACATAACTAACGTATCTGTTACCTTACACTTGCTGAAGTCTACGTTAAGTAGCTTCTCTAACACTGGTATGTCGTAACCAATAATGTTGTGACCAATGACTTCCAGTTCTTTCTGCTCTTCAATCCAGTCCTTGAAACAAAGTAGGCTGTCTCCTGACCACTCTACGTACTCCTTAGTGTCCCTCTCGTAAGCGATAATGCACCATACCTTGTCAGGGTCTAGGCCGTTCGCTTCGATGTCAAAGACTATCTGCTTCATTAGGACTCCTGCTGTTTCCTGTCTCTATAATCACACCAACCATTAATGGAATCAAAAACTTCCTCAATGCTGTTGTAACCTGAGTACCACTTACAATGTGCTTTGTGTCTAGGTGTCCACTTCATTGTATGAGGTGAAATAAAGAAGTAACACTTCCTGTGGTGGAAACATATCTGACCTGCACCGTATGGATATATTTTCTTCTTCCCTAGTCTCTTTAACTCATTTATTGCTTCCTCTATCATTACAGGGTCTGCAATGTCTGTCTCTGTTACCTGATACTGACTGACTCTATTAACCATGTTAGAACTCCACGTTATCCTCTGTGGGACAAGATGTTTCAATCATACGGCCTGAGTCCTTATCGTAGTACAGGTAGCAAGCCGCGCCTGTGAGTCCAACAAACCTGTTCTTTAGAACCCTTACGCACGTGGTGTTGCGTGTGTCTGGGTCTGCGTGTTGTTGGTCTCGCTCTAGTCCAATAACCATATCACTTAACTGTGCGATAGCCGCTGAACCTCGTAGCTCTCCTAAGCTAATCTTACCTCCGTCCTCGTGCGCCTTCTGCCCTGATGGTCGCCGTAGGTGTGACACCAAGAATAACCCGACTCCTGTCTCCTGCACTATCTTCCGTAGGTTGGTCATAATGCTGTCGATTGCCTTACGCTCGTCTCCTTGCGCTTGGTCACTGACTACAATACTAAGGTGGTCTAGGATAATCCATTTGCAGTCCAAGCCCTTAGCCATGTACCTGATGCGTCCTAGCAGGTCGTCCTCACTGGTACTACCGAAGTGGTCGAGTAAGTGTATCCTATCTAACCCGAATGTCTTCTCCCAGTAACCACGTTCCTCGCCTTCTACCAAGGAGTTCCTAACGTCCGGTAGATGTAACTGCTTGTTAGCCTCAATCGACATAATGCCTAGCGTGGTCTTGGGTACGTCCTCCTCTAGTGCCAAGATACCCACGTTGTCCTCGGTGTTCTTCAACAGGTAATGCTCTAGCTCTCGCATAATCTGAGACTTACCCATGCCCGAACCTGACGTTATCGTGACCAGTTCCCTCGGCCTGAACCCGTGTGTAAACTCATTCAAGCACTGCCAAGGATACGGTATGGACTTAATGTCCTTCTGCTCCTGTAGCAAGTCCCATGTATCCATGCCTGAGACAATCCCGTCCGGTCTATAGGCTTTGGCGTCCCACCACGCTCTAGTGAACTCCTGTATCTTCTTGGCCTTGAGCATCTCCCCCGCGTCCTTCAAGGACAGTACTACGTTCTTCGCCTTGTTAGGGGTGAACAAGTTAAGCACTGACTGTGCCGCCTCCTGTCCTGCCTTGTCGTTGTCGAAACAGATAACTACGTTCTCGAACGACTCTAGCCATTCCAAGTTGGCCTTGATGTCCTTACTGGCTCCTGCCGCACCTGAGCGGATAGACACTACAGGCCACTTGCCGTCGAACATCTCACTGACTGCTAGTGCGTCTGCCTCTCCCTCGGTAATGGTAATGTACTTACCGCCTTCCCTAAATGCTTGCTGACCGAACAAGCCTACGTTATCAAAGTTCCCTGTCGCGTAGAATCCTTTGGTCTCTACCTGTCTAACCTTCGTCCCTGTCGGCTTCCTACTGTCCTTGTCATAGTACGGGTAGTGATGTTTGACAATTTGTCCCGTTGGTGAGAACTCCACAGTAACGCCGAACTTCTGCGCTATGCTCTGTGAGATTCTGCGGTCGGGGATTGCCGCTATTACTCCTGTCATCTCAAATGCCCTTGTTGGTGTACGTGGTGCAAAGTCTGACGGGGCAGTTCCGTTGCCCCTCTCGTAATACTCACAACCACCACTAAAGCAGTGGGCGTGACCATCGGAGTACCTTGCTAGGTTGTTGCTTGAGCCGCATTGGGGACACGGCTCGTGCTTTAGAAAGGTAGACTCTCCCATAATTAAAAGTCCGCTACCTCTTCCTGCTCTGCAACCTCTAAGACCTTCACCTTGTTTAGGTACGTGCCTGTACCATGTACTGGATGAGGCGCACCTTCCTGCCATAGGATACGCACTTTGGAGCCTCTGGGGACTCGACCCGCAAAGGGCGTGCCATCGGCATTTAGGACACCTACCTCAAACTTACTGGAAAACTTGCGCTGCTTTACACCTTCGTACTCACGTAGTTTGATACCTGCTGCGTCTAATGACTCGGCGTCCGCCTCATCTAAAGACAACACCAAAGAGAACTTACCAGTGGATTGACCGTTGTACATCTCATGCTCGGTCAGGTTCTCAAATGCTACTGTTCCTTCTAATACTTGTGCTGACATATCAATTACCTTTTGTTGTTAAATTAAATTGTTACTACTTAAGTATACCTTAGTTAGTTGCTTTTAGTTTATTATAAAAGAACATAACATAAGTATATTATAGCATTAATTATTGCTAATGTCAAACCCTAATTCACTCAGGTCTACATTCTCTTCTTCGCTCGTTACTCCGCCACCCTCGAATGCAAGTGCCGCATTAGTTGAAATACTCATACAATTATAACACAAATCTAAAGGCTTGTCTGTATTATAATCAGTACGCCTTAACTCTGATTCCGTCATAATAGCGTCACACGCTTTACATCTACTCACTTTGTATGCACTCCTATAGTGTCATAATGTACCTTGTTGAAGTCGCTACGTGCCATTGTATACAGGTCGTGCTGTATGTGCTGGCGTGCGGCCTGTTGCATCTCTGCTACGCTCATGGCGTACAGTAGGTACTCTGTTACCTCATCGACCTTTACATGGTCTTCGTCCGCTATCCAGTCGTTCTGCTCATAGCCAATTAACTGCTCTTTAATCTTGCTCATCGTCCCATTTCTCCATAGTTTCCTTGATGCCATAACATAGGCATAGGATTAAAAATGTATAAAATAACGTCTCAACAATAATCATTCTTCACCTCCATCTTCAATAAGTTATAACAATTCATTGCAGGCGATAAACGCCTGAATAGTTGGGTTATGTGTCTAATTTTTTCAGGCAGTGCTTGCACGTAACTTGTGATTTAAGTCTATGTACTAAAAACGCCCTACCGTTATAAACAGCTTTGCTCCCTACACACAATGGAGCGGGTATTTCTTCGTATTGACCAAACCCTAAATACCTATTAACAGTCTGCTTTCCTGCTTTATGTATCTTCATATTTACCCCCATAAATCACACATAATGTCTTTCTCAGTCGTTACTTTTTGCGAGGTCATACACCTCTTTTGGTGCTTCTGACCTTATTTCCTGTATCTCTTTGCCACAGTAAGTGCAGTATGTGTCATACTCATAATCCCACTCTACTCCGCACTCAGTAATTAGTTGTAAATTTTCTGCTGTATAGTGTTTGCACTTTCTATTCATAATTCATCTTCAATCCATACGTTCCCTAGTGTAACAATAAAGAAGGGCAATAGCAAGACCAATCCATCAAAGGCCATCGTGCTTAACTCTCCGTCCTTAATTGTCCACACCGGGCGACTCTCTACGCTCTCTATGTCCAACCCTACGCCGAACCTAGGCTCTACGTTTAAAAACATACCTGCAATATTAAACTGCATCTTGTATACTCCTGCTCTCGTCTATTCTCTCTTTAACAAATAGCCCATCGACCATCCGTCCTCGTCTGTCTTTAATGTCGTTATACGCTACACTCATACACTCTGACAGGCTCAATTGATTACGCTCACACATATTAATCAACACGACAATAATGTCCCCTACGTCGTCGCTGATGTCCTGACTGGTCATAATGTTAAGGCGTAGCTCCTCGACCTCCTCCAACAGCTTCTCAAATTGCTGATGGTCGCTACTCCCCTCGATTAGGTTTCGCGCCTTATGCCATTCAATAATTTTGCTTTCTAAGTCCTGCATTAGTTTTCCTCCGGTCTATAGTTTACCTGCTCTTTAATATCTGCTATCACCTGCTGTAGTTCCGTCAGGCTTTGACCTAGTTCCTCTATGGTTTCCGCTAGTAGGTCATTCTCTGTCGTGTTGTCTGTAATCATAGCTTCTTCACCTTCTTATAGTATTCTAATTCGCCGTGCAAGTGTTCCAAGGCGTACAGGTCGTCCTCGTCCGGCTCAAAGTTCTTATCTCTGAATAGCACCTCGGCCATCATGGTAACTTCCAGCATCATAGCCCCGAACCTGTCCCGCCTCGCCTCCCGTTCCATCTCTGGCGTTATCTCGACCTGCGCGTGGTCGTGTGCCAATTCCTCTTCACTCACTCTACATCTGTAATCTGTCATCATAAATCCCTCAAAAGTTTGGCGTGGTGTTTTCTCTCATTATCTCTTAATGTTTCCAACCAGTCCAACAGTCTATCAATTTTTTTCTTGTCACTTGTAAAAATTAATTCTGTAACTAAATAATCGTGGTCGCTCTTAAACTCTGCGTATGTCATACCCTTTAAACCTCATATAATCAATTCTAAGCCATTCTAAGGGGCTACCCTATGCAACCCCACCTGTTACCATTTAAACCCCTGTAATCGCCCTAAACCCTAAAGTAAACACCGCGACAATTAAATTACCCGCGATAAAACCTCCCAGGAATAACAGCGCCAGTTGTAAAATTCTCTTGTATTTGTTCACTGTAAAGCCTCCCTTCAGCTGTTTAGCCATTCGTCGTATGTTTTTAACGGCTTTCCGGTGGTGAAGTCTAAGCCGTTACCATCATTCGCGCATGATAGGTATATCTGATATTCGCTATCATTATCACCGCGCGCCTGTGTCTGCCAATCTGTATTATATTCAAGTTTCACTGTATAACCTCCAATTAAAATAACATTATGTAAACAAGCGCGACATATAAGACCTTAGCCATTACAGCCGCGCCTAAGATTACCACCGACCACCCGAAAACCTCGACAGTCAGATTAATGCGCGCCTCTCGACGCGCCGCTTGTTGTAATTGTCTGCGTTTTTCGCTATTCACTAATAATGCCCCTTCTGATTGTTACGCCTAAAACATCCCTATCTGTCACTATTTGTCCGCAGAAAGGATGCGTCGCGACATACCTTGTTTGTACGTGTTGCCCGTCTTTGTTATAAGTTTTTAAAACATCTGTTACGGTTTCCACGCGTTCCTTATTGGTATTCTTTCCGCGTTGCCTGATAAACTTTGTTCCTATTGCAATAGTCATATTATGCCACCTTCTCTGATAGGTTAGAAATAAACTCCGCTGAACGTGTCTCAACATTATCAGAGACACCCTTTAGCCATTTGTTAATATGGCGTGTTGTGGTCTGTGAATACCATTCATCGGTTTTAACATACTGACCTGATGGTAGCATCGCCGCAACTGGCGTTGAGTAGCTGAACAAAATTACCGCTCCGCTGTTTGTTGCTAATTCCGTCATATTCGAGCCTACATTGCTGATTTTCATAATATCACCTATTTAAGTTAAGTTGTGTTGATTGGTTTAATAAGTGGCACTATAAACTAATGCCACCAATAAAACAACCATTTATTCGCCTACTAATCCGATAACGTCCTGCTCATATTCGCGTAGAACCTCAACGGCGTGTTCCAGTGCCTCGTGTTCCGTGTCGATACCGTAGCAGGTGAAACAATGGTAGTCTACCCATTGGCCGCCTACTGGCGTTTGTAAGTTAAACGTAGCGGCTTCATTCCATTCAATACGGATATGGCCTTCACTTTCTGATTCTATTTCCCAATGTTTCATAATATCACCTTTTTAAGTTGTGGTAGTTGTTTTTAGTATACCGGCTATTATATACACCGGCATAATTAATGCAACTAATATCTTTCGTATCTGCTATTAAATTCTTCAATCCATCTTTCAAGCGTAAAATCGTTTAGCTTGTAAACGCCTATTGATTCGCAATCGGTATAGCTAATGTCTGTCGGGTGTATCCAGTAGAAATACCCTTCACCTTTGTAAAGCTCCCAACCTGCTTCGATTTCCTGAATCGCTTTATTAACTTTTTTTAGTGTGAGCATTTTAATCACCTCTTTTGGTTAGCCCCCTTTCGAGGGCGTTTAGTTTGTTATAGTCGAAGATACTCATTGAACCATTGTTCTGCAATATCGTTTGCGCTCATGTCATAGATAGTTTCGTCAGGTTCTTTGTCGTATTCCAGAGCGACCGCGAAAACAGCTACCGGCTTAAACGGCTTTGCCCCGTCGGCTCTCTCAGCCTCGGTGGTCTCTGTTTGCCATCTTATAAGGGTAACGTCCATACACTCGACGGCTTCTTTAGCTTCTTTGTAGCTGTAAGTCTTAGCCAGTACGTCGCCCTCTTCACCGTCGATAATGCACAGACGATAGCCCGCGGCAAGTCCCGCCTTGATGTTATGTAAGTAAGCCTTTTGCATATGTAGTACCTATATAAGTTGATTAATGTATGCACATGGTAAGGATATGAGAGTCTATTGTCAATAACTTTCGCAACTATTTTTAATTTATTTTTCCTAGCAATATCCGTGCCAACTATTCTATACCTACATTCTATTATGCGCGCGCGTACGAATAGCACAGGTAAACCATAGAATCAATATAACTTTTAGCTATAAGCAACACCACCTTATATAACCAACAAAGGTAGCACCGCTGAAGCCTAGGCGTGGCAAGGGATACAGCGATTTTCGACGTTCGACCCTTGACCTATGCCATGATATAGGTACAGCTTAAACGCCGTTAAAACGCAATTGAGAGCCTTTAAATACCATGGAACTTTTAGTTATAACCAGTGTAATCTATATGCTAATTGAGTATAGAATATATGTGGACACTGGTATGACAACTATGCTAGGTATGCCAATAGGTATCCACTAGCACACTCACACTTGCCCCCACAAGTTTTTCTGGTGCCCTTTGACGCCCCGTGGTCACCCCTAAGGCTTGACTACTGACTCCTGATGTGCTTAGTGACCCGATGGCTGCCCGTGGTCACGAATCGGGCTTGCCTTTTGGAATCAGCTGTGCTAATGACCCCCCCCGGGGGCCTCGGCAGACATTGTTATGTCACGGGGTAACCCCCTAGATACAAAAAAGAGCCAAAAGTGACAACAAAAGGTTACAAAAAGTAACATTAATGGTTTGTATCTCATGTATACTTAAGACGACCTAAGTCATTGATTTTATTGGGGTTCGGCGGGTACGTAGGGAGACAAAGGAATATCCTTTAATGTTGATAGGTAAATTAGTTAAAATAAAGCTTGACAAAGCTAAAGAAATATGTTATAATAATACTATAGTATAGATTAGTTTAGTTTAGTTTGTTGTTTTGTTACTAACTAAAGACTATAAACAAAGTATAAACCTAACGAGGTCTAAGGTATACTAAAGTATACTTAGGTAACCTAAGGAGAAGTTTTTGTCTACCGAAAATAAAAAAGACGATTTGCCCGTTACTAAGAAACGTAGAGGTCGTCCACCCAAGTCTGAGGTTGTCTCACGCAAGCGGGGAACCGTCGGCACGAGGGGTCGCCCAAAGGGTGACGCAGCGATAATCAATGAATACAAGTCAAGGATGCTAACGTCCCCTAAGTCAGCGAGGGTGTTAGAGTCTATCTTTGATGCAGCGCTAGACGATGACCATAAGAATCAGGCAGCCGCTTGGAAGCTAGTAATGGATAGAGTCTTACCAGCCAGCTACTTTGAGAAGGATAAAGCTGGAGGAGCCAAGGGTGGAATCAACATCTCGATTACCGGAGTGGGCGGAGAGACTACTGTCATCTCCGAGAACACAGACCAAGAGCAAGATATTATTGACGGAGAGTACACCGATGTATAACCCTAAGTACTTTGCCTTGAGTGAGTTCAACTGTCAAGAAACAAATCAAAATGAAATGTGTCCAGAGTTCCTAGAGCGTTTGGATGCTCTGCGTGAAGCCTGTGGTTTTCCCTTTGTAATTACTAGTGGCTTCCGTAGCCCTAATCACAGTAATGAAAGACATAAGGAGAAAGCAGGAACTCATGCCCAAGGTATTGCAGCGGACATCAGAGCTATTAGCGGAAAAGAAAAGTACAAGATTATTGAACAGGCAATCGCCCTTGGGTTTGCTGGCATTGGAGTGGCTGGTACATTTATCCATGTGGACGACAGGGCTAGTGGTGATTCTAACGTTACACCCGTAGTTTGGACATACTAAATGACTGACCTTAATATATCCCTACTACCGTGGCAACAGCAGGTGTGGGCGGACAATAAGCGCTTTCAGGTTGTCGCTGCGGGTCGTCGTACAGGTAAGTCTCGCTACGCTGCTTGGAAGCTAATCGTTAAAGGGTTGGAAGCAAAACGTGGTCAGATATTCTATGTTGCCCCTACACAGGGTCAGGCTAGAGACATTATGTGGCAGGCTTTGTTGGAGGTTGGTCATCCAGTTATTAGTTCCAGCCATGTAAACAACCTACAGATAAAGCTAGTCAACGGTATTACCATCGCCCTAAAGGGTGCTGATAGGCCAGAGACTATGCGTGGTGTCAGCCTCTACTACCTCGTAATGGATGAGTATGCCGACATGAAGCCGGAGGTCTGGGAACAAATCCTAAGGCCTGCCTTGGCGGATTTAAAGGGTGAAGCCTTGTTTATTGGCACGCCTATGGGTCGTAACCACTTCTATGACCTGCACCAGTACGCTAGTATCTCCAACGATGAGGACTGGCAGGGTTATCACTTTACAAGCTACGATAACCCCCTGCTGGACAGCGTAGAGATTGAAGCAGCTAAGAAGTCGATGTCAGCCTTCTCCTTCCGACAGGAGTTCATGGCGTCCTTTGAGGCAGCGGGTGGTGAACTCTTTAAGGAGGAACACGTTAAGTTCTCCGAGGAAGAACCGGAGGACGGACAGTTTTATATTGCAGTTGACTTGGCAGGATTTGCGGATGTTGAAAAAGCAACAACTAAAACCAAACGACTTGACCAAACGTCAATTGCTGTGGTTAAAGCGAACACTGAAGGCTGGTGGGTTGCTAATATCATACATGGGCGCTGGGGCGTCGAAAAGACCGCCAGAAAAATCTTTGAGGCAGTCCGAGACTATCAACCAGCAGCCGTAGGGATTGAGAAGGGGGCATTGAAGAATGCTGTCTATCCCTACCTAAACGACTTAATGAAGAAAAACCAAAGGTTCTTCCGCGTAGAAGAGCTAACCCACGGCAACAAACGTAAGGTAGACCGTATCGTATGGGCGTTGCAGGGTAGATTTGAACACGGTAACCTTGTACTTAACAAAGGGGAGTGGAACACTGAGTTCCTAGATGAGCTATTTCAGTTCCCCAACAAGTTAGTACATGACGATTTAATTGACTCATTGGCTTATATAGACCAGTTAGCACAGATAGCCTATGCTGTTGACTTTGAGGAAGACGAATATGAATTTACTGACTACTATTCAGGATATTAAACTATGTTAGACAAAGAAAAGTTTCACTTAGAACGCTTAGAAGACTGGGTAGAATCAAAATGCACCGACTGGCGTGACCATTTCGAGGCTAACTATTCCCAAAAGTTTGATGAATACTACCGTTTGTGGCGTGGTCAGTGGTCTGCTGAAGACAAAACACGACAATCAGAGCGTTCCAAGATTATTTCCCCTGCCTTACAACAGGCTGTGGAGTCTTCCGTAGCGGAACTGGAGGAAGCTACCTTCGGTCGTGGTAAATGGTTCGATATTACGGACGATGCAGGCGACACGGAGAAGATGGACATACAAGTCCTACGTACTGGCCTTGAATCAGACTTTAAACGTAACAAAATCCGTAAGAATGTAGCAGAGTGTCTTATCAATGCAGCCGTATTCGGCACAGGTATTGCTGAGATTGAACTCACTACCGAAAAGGAAATGAAACCAGCCACACAGCCTGTCATGGGCGGTGAATTGACTGCTGTTGGTGTCAATATTACAGACCGTACGTGCGTTAAGCTTAACCCTGTAATGCCTCAGAACTTCCTTATCGACCCCGTAGCCACTACTATAGAGAATGCCTTGGGTGTTGCTATTGATGAGTTCGTATCACGTCACGTTGTGGAGCAGTTACAGGAAGATGGTGTCTATCGTCAAGCAGACGTAGGTACAGCAGCTCCTGACTTTGACATTGAGCCTGACCACGAACTAACTACTACCTATGATGACGACAAAGTACGTCTTACTAAGTACTACGGCCTTGTGCCGCGCTACTTGCTGGACGAAGCTATGTCAGACCCAGATGCCGAGGAAGAAGCTGTAACGCTGTCCGAGGACGAAGAAGCGGAAGATAGCTACTACGTTGAGGCTATCGTTGTTATTGCTGATGGTGGTACTCTCCTGAAGGCTGAGAAGAACCCTTACATGATGGGCGACCGTCCCGTTGTTGCATTCCCTTGGGATGTCGTTCCTAGCCGTTTCTGGGGTCGAGGAGTATGTGAGAAAGGCTACAACTCTCAGAAGGCGTTAGACGCAGAACTACGCGCTAGAATCGATGCTCTTGCTCTTACTGTACACCCTATGCTTGCCATGGATGCTTCCCGTATGCCTCGCGGTGCTAAACCTGAAGTACGTCCGGGTAAAGTAATTCTAACTAACGGTAACCCTTCGGAAGTCCTACAGCCATTTAACTTTGGTCAGGTACAGAACATTACCTTTGCACAAGCCGCTGCCCTACAGCAGATGGTACAGACCGCTACAGGTGCTATTGACTCAGCTGGTATCGCAGGTAGTATCAATGGTGAAAGCACAGCTGCGGGCATCTCCATGAGCCTAGGCGCTATCATTAAGCGTCACAAGCGTACCTTGATTAACTTCCAAGAGTCGTTTATTATTCCGCTGGTAACCAAGGCTGCTCATCGCTATATGCAGTTTGAGCCTGAGTTGTACCCAGTGGCTGACTATAAGTTTGACGTATCCAGCTCTCTAGGTATTATTGCCCGTGAGTATGAAGTCACACAGCTTGTACAGTTATTACAAACCATGTCTCCTGAGACCCCAATGTATCCTGAGCTGATTAAGTCCATTGTTGAGAACATGAACTTGTCCAACCGTGAAGAACTTATTGCCAAGCTTGACCAAGCCAATCAGCCTAACCCAGAAGCACAACAGGCTCAACAGGCTTCACAGCAAGCTCAGTTGCAGTTCCAAGCTTCACAGACTGCTGCCCTTAACGGACAGGCTCAAGAGTCTCAGGCACGTGCTGCTAAAGCCATGGCTGAAGCACAGGCTGTACCACAAGAGCTTGAGATTGACCGTATTAAGGCTGTAACAGCGAACCTAGATGCGGGGGATGCGGACGACAAAGAGTTTAAGAAGCGCCTTGAAATTTCTAAGCAGCTACTCAAGGAGCGTGAGGTAGCCGTTAAGGAAGGCAACGTAGAACAACCAGCACCACAGGCACAACCACAAGCACGACCTCCAATGCAACCTAATATGGGACAATTGCCACAATGATTACAGAGCGACAGTTCAACGACGTACTTAAACAGATAAACGAAGCATTTAAGGATGTCAACAAAAAAGTAGACAAACTACAAGAACAAGTCAACACTAAGGAGGCTCCTAGTGCCAGCAAAAAAACCAGACCCAAGACTAGCTAGGGTAGGCGTAGCGGGGTACAATAAGCCGAAACGTACCCCCGGTCATCCTAAGAAGAGTCACGTAGTGGTTGCCAAGGAGGGTGACAAGGTTAAGACCATCCGCTTTGGAGAGCAGGGAGCTAAGACAGCAGGTAAGCCTAAAGCAGGTGAGTCTGAGGCTATGAAGAAGAAAAGAGCCAGCTTCAAAGCACGACATGGTAAGAACATAGCTAAAGGCAAAATGTCTGCGGCATATTGGGCTGATAAAGCTAAGTGGTAGTGTACTAATATGTATACAAAAGTGTCTTAAGTATACATTAGAGTGTACATTGTATAGTATATGAAACATAACAGGAGGAATTTATGCCCTCATATTCAATGAAGCCTAAAAGCAAAGCAAAGCCGAAATCAATGCCCAAGCCTAAGCGCGGACAACGTGCGGGTAAGAACAAGATGAAGGCACGTGGTTACAAATAAGTAAAATAAAGCTTGACATTTGACTGTAAATATGTTATAATACTACTATAGTATGCTTTAGTATACTTTAACTTGTACTTTAACTTATAACAAACTGTCCTTTAAGGAGAAACAGTTAATGAATGACACAGACAAAGAACTAGAAAAATACTACGAAGATATGCTTTCGATGTTTCGTACATCAGGTTGGAAGACTTTATCGGAAGACCTGCTTACTAACTCCAAAGGCATTAATTCAGTAGAAGGAACGAAAGATGAAAAAGACCTCTTCTTTAGGAAGGGACAACTTTATGTCATTGCTTCGTTGCTAAACTTAGAAGAGCAAGTCCGTGACGCATATGACAACCTAGGCATGGAAGACGATGCCGCTGTTTGATTTTAAATGTGAAGCTGGACATACTAATGAACGATTCGTTAGTAGCGACACTAAAGAAGTTGAGTGCAATGATTGTGGTCAACTAGCAGTAAAGCAGCTAAATTCTTTTGGAACTTGGACTGAAAAGCGGAATGGTATTGCGTCCGACAATTGGGTCAAGAAACGAGAGAGTCAGCTGAAACAAGAACGTAAGGCAAATTCATAGGTGTGTTGAACCCTTACATAATATAAACCTCCATAATACTAAAGGTACGGAGTTTAATAATGGCAACAATTTTACCAGACGAGCGTCCAGAAGACGACAAAGAAGAACTAGGCAACCTTGAGGAAATTACACAGGAAACTCAACAAGAGGTAACTCCTGCGGAAACCCAAGAAGATGACATCCCCGATAAGTACAAAGGAAAGTCAACCGCTGAGATTGTAAGGATGCACCAAGAAGCTGAGAAGCTCCTAGGAAAGCAAAGCGGAGAAGTAGGGGAGTTACGTTCAGTCGTTGATAGTTACATTCAGACACAACTCGACAACACTACACCAACGCAAGAAACTGTAGACGAAGATATTGATTTCTTTTCCGACCCTGACAAGGCTGTCGAAAGAGCTATCGCTAATCACCCTTCAATTAAGAAGGCTGAGGCTGCCACACAGGAACAGGCACGAACTATTGCAATGACACAACTTCAGAAGCGTCATCCTGACATGACTGATATTGTTCAGAACCCAAAGTTTGTTGAATGGATTAAAGCCTCTAAGATTAGAACACAGCTCTTTGCTCAAGCAGACACGCAGTACGACTACGAAGCTGCCGACGAACTCTTCACTAACTGGAAGGAACGTCAAGGTGCCGTAGCTAAGACTGTAGCTGCTGAGCAGCAAACAAGGAAATC